ATTGACGTAGAAGAGGGCACAGATGTTCATAGCTATACTGCCAGTATTATCGGATGCAGCCGACAAGAAGCAAAGGCACATACCTTCAAACCTCTATACGGCGGTGTCACCGGAACCGACTCCCAACAACGCTACTACAGAGCCTTTAAGGAAAAGTATGAAGGTGTCACTGCTTGGCACGAGCAACTCCAGCGAGAGGCCGTTAATAAGCGATTAATCACCCTTCCAAGTGGCAGGGAATACGCTTTTCCTCACGCACGTTGGACTAAGTGGGGAACGGCAACAAATCGGACTGCAATTTGCAACTATCCAGTACAGGGATTTGCTACTGCTGACCTGCTACCGATTGCACTTGTAAGCTTGCAAAGATTGTTTGTTGACAGAAAACTTATTTCTGTGATATGCAATACTGTACACGATTCAATCGTAGTCGATGTGCACCCAAGTGAAAAAGATATTTGTATCAAGCTGATGACAGAAGCAATGATGTCATTGCCTGAAGAGACAATCAGAAGATATAATGTGGCCTATGATATGCCGGTAGGAATAGAATTAAAAATCGGTGATAATTGGCTTGACTTGACAGAAGTAGACCTGTAGTATCAGTCTACAACCCTAACAACAGGAGCATGAAAAATCATGGATACAGGGACAGACGTAACAGTAATGGAAGATATGGACGCAATTGTAGCGGCCTTCAATGCAGACGATAGTGCAGCGTTGATGGAAGCAAGTGGTCAGTCAGTTAAACAGACTGGTCAAAAAGGATTACCACGAATTAACATCAACTATGATGCAGAGACAGAAGACGGCAAGTCCTTGACTCGTGGCTCATGGAAGATGTATGTAGATGGTCGATTCATCTACGCTGAAGAAGTTGTTCTTCGCCCAATCCTTCGTACCTTCGAGTACAGCATGTGGGATCAGGAAAGCGGTACGTTTTCTTGCAAGTCGGTTCAGAAGACAACCTTGTCAGGGATGTTCCCCGACACAATCGGCACAAACAAGTGTGGTCGTTTAACTCGTGATGAGGAAAGCCGCCTAGCAAAAGATGACATTGCTTACCTCACATCTCGTGCGGTTAGCTGCAATCAGATTCTTTACTCTAAGATTTCCGGCACGTTCAAGGGTGCTGAGGGTACTGGGGTAGAGATCAAGGATGAGCCGGTAGTAGCTTACTTCAAGCGGTCTGGTTTCATCCCGATGAATGATTTCATCAACAACCTGACTAAGCAGAACAAGATCATGCAGAAGTGTGAAATTAATTTAGCCACAAACCGACACAAGAACGGTAGTGTGACTTACTGGACACCGATGCCAACCTTGAAGGGCGTAGTAGACAGCATCTCTGACGAAGATAAGGCGTTGATGTCTAAGTTTGTTGATACCGTGAAGGGACATAACGAGAATGTTATGAACCAACATCGTGAGGCAGCAAAGCTTCTCGCTGACGATGACGACATCGATTTGGCAGCGGACTTTGATAATGCTAACGCTGCTTAAAATACAGGACTACATGTCTAAGGCTCTCAGGGGGGAAACTACTGTCTCCCCTGAGACTCTCGAAACATTTAAAAAGGATTGTCAGGAATCCATTGTAAAGCAGCTTACTTCTGATAGGGGTGAGTATCGTATTCGCATGTCTGGTTTGGGTCGCCCTCTTTGTCAACAGGTCTTAGATAAACACGGCATCAAAGAAGACATGTCCTATAACACATTGTTTAGATTCATGTTTGGCGACTTAACTGAATCTATCTTAATGGCAATTATGCAAGAAGCTGGTGTCGAGATTGTTGACTACCAGAAGCAAGTAGAACTAGAGATTGCCGGACAGAAGATAAAGGGAACCTTAGACGTAATCTTGCGTGACGAATTAGGTCAAGATAAAGTCTGGGATATCAAGTCTGCAAGTGACTGGGCATTTAATTACAAGTTTACTGGTCTGGGCGGCTACGACAAACTAAAGGAAGATGATCCGTTTGGCTACCTGATGCAAGGGTTCTTGTACAGTGAGGCAGTCGGTTTACCTTTTGGGGGATGGATAGTTGTTAATAAGTCTAGTGGTATGGTTGCTGTCGTTGAGGTGCCGGAATGGTCGCAAGAAGACAAAGAACATTACCTAAAGGACGCGGCAGAGCGTATCAAGTTCCTTAACAAAACCGACGTGAAGCCTTTCAAGCCCTACAAGCCGGTTGCCGAAACCTACAAGAACAAGGGTGAGGTAATATCTACAGGCAATAAGTTGCTGCCTCGTGAATGCAACCTGTGTGGCTATCGTCACCACTGTTGGCCTAACGCTATCTTGCACAATAGAGTAACGTCACGAGCAAAGTCACCACCACAAGTTTGGTACTCTACCTTGAAGAAGAAGGAACTTTAATGCCGTACTTGTTTGTTAAAAACTACGAAGTAGATTTGATGCACATGAACAAAAGTTTGTATCACATCTACATCGAATCTCAAAAGAAAGCTGGCGGGGAAAGGCGCATATGCCAGATGCGTATTCACGAGAATGGCTTGCCCCTGACCCTTGTCAACAACTATAGTAAGGAAGGATCATTACACGCTGATACTGAGGTGCGTGACATTAAGCTTGTAGAAGAAGAATTACAAAAGATAAGCAGAATCTCTTATGCGGGAGCGTATGTATGTGTGCCGATGCACCCTTTAACAACAGAACTTACAAACATAGAAAGACTATCCCCAAAACTGGCAGGGTATCTGATAAAAAGATTTCAATCGATTGGACTAGAATTTTGAAAAAAGCAGGATATAGGTCACAGTTTGAGTTGAACATTGCTCGAACCTTAACAGAAAACTCTGTACCGTTTAAGTACGAAGAAGAACGGTTCCAGTACATACCCGAACCTCGACACTATACCCCAGACTTCTACCTAGAAAAATCCAAGATATATGTAGAAGCAAAAGGGCACTTGACTAAAGACGACAGAGTTAAGATGCTATTAGTTAAAAAGCAACACCCTAAATTGGATATACGTTTTGTTTTCTTGAGAGCATCGAATAAGATTTACAAAGGCAGTAAAACAACGTACTCTTCTTGGTGTGAACGACATAAATTTATATGGGCAGAAGGCTCTATTCCTACAGATTGGTACAAGTAATGACTATTGATGATGAAGAACTACTACAGAAGAATGTAGAGATGATGTCGCTTTTGCCCGACCGTTACTACATCATCTTGCGTTCAACGGCTGAGAATGAATTTACCTTGTCCGCCTACGACACAACGGATAAGACTTACGAAAACGATGAGGACTTCGATTCGGCAATGGTCATACAAGAAGGTGTCCTTGACATGGTTCGTATGCACACAGAAGAGTTGTTCGACAGAGGCGTGGCTTCTATTGAGTTTCGCTTGGCTGCAGAAGAGATGATCGAAGAGGCCGAAGTAGAAGACCCTCGCATCACGAAGACTATAGAAGGCAACGTAGTCAGAGTAAACTTTGGGACAGAACAATGAAGCTAGATGAATTTCAAATGAGAGCAGAGGATACTGCTATATACCCAAACGAGTATTCTGTTGTTTACCCTGCATTGGGTTTGGCAGGAGAAGCTGGCGAGGTTGCAGATAAGGTAAAGAAGATTCTTCGTGACGGCGAACCTCATCTTTTCTACAAGGATGATATTGCAAAAGAACTAGGTGACGTGCTATGGTACGTTGCAATCTTGGCACGAGACTTGGGCTACAGCCTAGAAGAAGTGGCACAGATGAACCTAGACAAATTGTATAACCGTAAACTTCGTAACGCTTTGCAGGGTAGCGGAGACAATCGGTGAGACACGAGGCGTACATGAGAATGATGGAAGACGAAAACGAACAGGCCGGTAAGATGGCTTATGGGGGAGTAGATATTGTCAATAATCCGCCACACTATAATCAAGCAGGTATCGAGTGCATCGACGCAATCGAGGCGGCGTTGTCTCCCGAAGAATTACGAGGATACTACAAAGGTAACGTCCTCAAGTACACATGGCGAGAAAGATACAAAAACGGAGACGAAGACATCTCTAAAGCCCAATGGTACACAAACCGACTATTAACAATTAAAAACCGACTAGAGAAGGAATAGAAATATGAGCAATATGCTGCCTACACCTTACCAACAATTCATTCACAAATCACGCTATGCACGTTGGATCGAAGACGAACAGCGTAGGGAGAACTGGGATGAGACTGTATCCAGATATGTTAACTTTATGGCTGACCATGTGTCTAATAAGCACGACTATGAGTTACCTAATTCACTGAAAGATGAGATCGAAGAAGC